ATTCGAGGTGTCATTCAGGAGAACGTGGATGCCGCTAAGGTCACGACCGGCAAGGTGGTAGTGAACCTCGCTATGATGGGCATCGCTCGCGTCCTCTCCGGAGGCGTGATCGCTGTCGATGACCGACTCACCAACGACGCTACGGCTCGCGCTGTCACTGTCGCTGCTGCTGTTGGTGCCAAGGAGTCGTTTGGAATCGCACTGACTGCCGCTACCGGCGCTGGTCAGTTCGTCGACGTACTCCTGACCCCGTACGGTTCCGTCAACACCGCGGTGAGCTGAGAGGAGGCGAACCTAGATGACCATGTACAACCCAACTGGTTCAGCGAACCAGCACATCGACCAGGTCCTCAGCAACATTTCCGTGGGCTGGACGAACAACGGGCTTGTGGCCGAGCGCCTCTTCCCCACGGTGAAGGTGCGCAAGCAGGCCGACAAGTACTACACGTTCGGTCGAGAGGCGTGGCTCCCCGAGTCCGGCGACTTCCTAGCGCCTGGCACGGAAGCCAACGAGATCCCCGGCGTCGGTGTGTCGCTCGACACGTACTACGCTCAGGAGCACGCGCTTCAGATCGCCGTCACGGACGAGGAGCGTGAGAACGTCGACTCGGCGTTCGCTCCGGATCGCGACGCGACCGAGCTCGTCACGTCCAAGATTCTCTTGGGTCGTGAGCTGGCGATGAAGACGCTGGTGACCGATGCTTCCCAGTACGCCACGGATATGACCGTGACGCTGACTGGTGGTCAGCAGTGGAACACCGCCAACTACGCGACTTCGGACCCGATCGCGGACATCAAGAAGGGCCGTCACGCGATGCACGCGAACGTGTTCTTCGAGCCGAACACGGCCATCATCCCCTACCAGGTGATGTCCGAGCTCGAAGACCACCCAGACTTCCTCGCGCGCATTCAGTACGCCGAGCGTGGAGTTCTCACGCAGGACATCATCGGTGCTGTTGTCGGTCTGACCAACATCATCGTGCCGGGTACCGGTATCGCGTCCGACGCGAGCCTCGTGCCTGGGTACCTGTGGGGCAAGGACGTCCTCCTCGCCTGGGTGCCGCCGCGTGCGGGTCTCAAGACTCCTGCGTTCGCGTACGAGTTCGTTTGGGGCTACGGCGGCTCGCTCACGCAGGCCGTCGACCGCTGGCGCGAGAACAAGCGGAAGAGCGACATCGTGCGCGTCTCTCGCCGCTACGACCTGAAGCTCGTCGGCAGGGAGAACAACCCGGCCGACACCAACTTCGGCAAGGTCGTTACGGGTTACCTCATCAAGAACGCGATCGCCTGAGAGGGGGTGTAGGACATGGCAGACAACTACGTGGCCAACTCGAACATCAAGACGTCGTCCTGGAAGCAGGAGGCTGGTGAGGAGTACATCCGACCCGGTGAGGACGTTAGCGAGGGCGACTTCTCCGAGAAGGACTGGGCCGATCTGCTTGCGGCAAAGGCGGTCGTTACCCAGGAGGAGTACGACATTCTCCACCCGGAGACGAACGAGGGAGCCAACCAGCCGACGGGAACTCCGTCGAACCTGGAGCAGATCGAGGGCAGCGCACTGCAGATGAACCCGCCCGAGAACCAGGACGACCCGGACGTAGCTCCCGCGCTTCGCGACGAGCTTCCCAACCCGGCGAACGTCGTTCCGCACCCGAATGCAGTCAACCCCGGCGACGGAAGCGACGCGCACGGTCAGGACGTCGACGAGGACGATCTGACGACCGAGTAGCTTGCTCCTCGGGATGGGAGTAACGACAGGTTCAGCTTGGTGAGAGGACAGTCATGGTACACATTACGGTCGCAGAGGCCAATGCGTGGCTCGAATCCACCAAGCTGAACCTGACTAATATCGACACTGCTGTCGAGGGTCATGCGTCTGAGAACATCATTAGTCGCCTGGCTTCGGTCTTTGACACTTCAACATGGATTAACGAGACAACGACGCCGAAGCTCGTTCGAACGCTTATCTCAATGTACCACGTGTCGTACATCTACGACCGTGCGTACGCTGACGATGGCGAGAACACGAGCAACTATGCCTTCATCTTGCGCCGTCAGGCGGACCTCATCATTGGAGGTCTACTCAACGGCACTATCGTTCTCGAAGAGGTTCCGGATGTCATCACTGACCTTATGGACCCTGTCTTCTTCCCGAACGATCTTTCCTCCGCGAACGAGGCATCATCGGACTTCCCTAGCGATGGTCCCCCAATGTTCACGATGGGACAGGTTTTCTAATGGGCATTGCTTCAGTACTCGGCTCCGGTTCGTTGGTGATGTCGAACGGACTCATTCTGTCTCCCAACGTGTTCTCTGCACAAGTCACTTCGATCGACTTGCACTTCGAACCGTCAATTGGCATCATCACTAAGCGCCTTGATCGTCTCGGAATGGAGCTGAAGGACTTTCGGACTCCGCTCAAGCGAGCAATTCGTCAGGTTGTCATTCCGAGCATCCAGACCAACTTCGAGGTGGGCGGACGTCCTACATGGGCACGCCTCGAAGACATTACGATCAGGAAGAAGAAGGGCAATGCAGCTCCGCTAGTTCGTACTGGTGCTCTTCAGAGTGCTATGGCTGACCAAGGCATCTGGACGGTCGGTCGACAGTCAGCATTTCTTGCAGGCCTTCCTAGTGCTGTCTGGTATGGACGAATTCATCAGGCTGGCTACGGTGGTCACGACGTTCAGGACGAGTTCGGCATCACCGGTGGTCACACAAGTGAACCAGAGGTCATCGGTAAACGAAACTTCGGTGCAGCAGGAAGCATTCCTCCTCGTCCATTCGTGATGATCCAACCGGAGGATGAGGACCGGATTGAACAGGTCTTCGACCTTTGGCTTGCCGAGCAGATCGCTAAGGCAGGCTTCTGATGGTGAGGGACAACGACAGCTATGAGGATATGGCCAAGTTCCTTGAGACCCTTCTCAACAACAACAAGGTTACCCTTGGACTGGCCAGTGTCTTCTATGGAGATCAGAACAATATCCCCCACACTCCCACAGCTTGTATTGACCCTGGGGGCAAGCGCCGCGAACTTGAGGGAGCGCCGCGACGAACCAAGACCACGCTCTACAACTACATCATTGTCTACCACAACAAGCTTGTGGATGTCTCGACGCTGCAGGACGATGCTGACAATCGTGCTGAAGCGATCGAGGCGCTAATCCACCAGGATCCATACATGAGTGACTCGGTCGTGCATTCGATGGTGACGTCGATCGACTCGGGCTACTTGGAACGACGCAACGCAATCTACCGAGCCTCGAGACTGACAGTCGAGGCGTCGGTATGGAAACAACTACCCAGCCAGTTCTCTTGAGGAGGTGCAACACATGTCAGACGAAAAGAAGGTCGCGTACGTCCTCGAGCTCGACGTACCGGGAGTCCCGAAGGGACAAGAAATTGAGGTTCCCGGGCTGGGAGTCTTCAAGAACGGCGCGACGCACGAGATCACCGAAGACGAGGCGGAGAATTACCGAGACGCCAACGTCACCGCCGAACCTGAGGTCGGCAAGAACAACGAGATCCTGTCCGTCGAGGTCACGAGGGGACAGACCCTCCTCCAGGCTGGAAACAGCATGATGGAAGGGATCACGGTGTCCACAGCAGCGGAGGAGAAGAAGCCCGAGCCCAAGAAGAAGGAAGGTGAGAGCTGATGCCCGGCATCGGTGGCAACGGCTTCGTAGGCGTCGCTCACGAGACCGTCTCAGGCACGTATGTCCCTCCGGTCCTCTACGTGCCAATCCAGAACGAAAGCCTGACGCGTCCGCAGGACACGATCTGGCGTCGTCCCATTCGACAGATGGTCGACGAGGCTGGTGCTGTTGCAGGCAACGCACGCGTCGAAGGTGACATCTCCATGGAGGCGTTGGAGAACGCCGTCGCGTATTTCATGTACACAGCGCGTGCAACGGCAGTGAAGGCAGGCACTACGCCGAACTTCACCTACACCTTCACAGGCAACACGCTCGCTATCCCTGCCAAGACGATGAGCATCACAGTCGTTCGCAACGGTCAGGTGCACGGCTACGTCGGATGCCTCGTGTCCAGCTTCACCTTCTCGATCTCGGACGGGCAGCTGATGTTCAACGTCAGCATCCTCGGACGTGATGAGGCTTCGCAGACGCTCCCGACAGCAACATGGGGTACTGGCACTGCGTGGGTTCCGTTCGGTGCAGGTACTTACAACCTGCAGATTCCGACGTCAACGCAGGTGTTCGACACCGACAACTTCGAGTTCTCAGTCGACGACAACGCGGACCCACAGTACCGCCTCATTTCCGCCGGCCAAGGAGCTCAGTTCGTCGCATACGGAGAACGATCCGTCGGCCTCACGGTCGATCGCGACTACGAGACGCGTGCTGACTACGACGCGTACAAGGCACTCACGGCACAGACGATCACGCTGCTTGCTACGAAGGGTGCAAACAACAACATTCAGATCGATCTCCCGGTGGCCATCAAGGACACCTACGAGATGGGTCTGAGTGGGCAAGGCGATCTGATTCGAGCGAGCGTCGCATACCACGGCGTCTACGATCCGACGACGAACGCCGGCTACAAGTTGACGGTGAAGTGCCAGCAGGACATCACGTAGTCCTAGGCATAACCGTTGCAGTACCCCTGTGGTCTTTGAGGTTAGCGAGGGCGCAGAGACTCAGGGAAAAGACAACAGAGACCGCGAGTTAGACGAGAAGCCAAGCCCCCGAAGACCACTACTACGGTTAATCGTCTAACTCGTGTCTTTTAGAAAAAACAACCACTGAGGGAGTGGTCATGGTAATTGCAACTAGTAACACTGCAGAAACGATCCGTAAGGATCTGAAGACGCTTCCAGGAGGATATGTCGTCCTTCGGCGTCTCACGTACGGCGAGAAGATCCAGCGTCGTGCGATGGTGTCCGGCATGAAGGTGCGCGGTGGAAGCAAGTCGCGGGACTTCGAAGGCGAGATGAACCTCGTCAACGAAGCAGCGACCATGTTTGACTTCCAGCGCTGCGTCGTCGAGCACAACCTCGAGGCCGAGCTGAAGGGTCCGATGGGTCTTGTCGAAGGTGACGAGGCTCCTGCACAGACTCGGCCGCTCGATCTCTCGAAGGCTGCCGACATCAAGCTCCTCGATCCACGCGTCGGTGAGGAGATCGACGGGTACCTCTCGGAGATCAACAACTTCGAAGAGGACGAGGAGGGGGAAGACTAGCCTCCGACATCCAGAAGGCGATCGTTATTCCACCAGGCGATCCGACAACCATCATGCCGGAGGCTTGGGAAGCAATTAGAATGACGAGGCTCTGTCAGGAGCTCCATTGCCTTCCGGGTCCAGGAGGTTTGAAGGATCAAGACGCACGCGACATCTGGTTGATGGAGCTGGTCCTTGAGGCAGATGTCGAACGTGCGAAGCGAGAGAAAGCAATGCATCCAGAAGGGAGGTGACCGATGGCGCTGAGCGGACGGGAACTGACGCTCGTGCTCCGTGCTCGAGACGAGGCGAGCAGGACGATCGGTCGCCTCTCTTCTGGTATGTCTAAGCTTGACCGTGACGCAACGCGGATCTCCAATCAGCAGGTACGTGACTCTCACCGTAACCTGCAAAGACTTCGTCGTGACGTACACGACATCGAAGAGGCCTATCAGCGTCAGACGCTTGCGGCTCGCGAGGCGTACTTCGCCAGCAAGAAGGATGCGACAGCTCAGCGTGCGTACCAGCGAGCGATGCTCGATGCGCAGCAGAACCGTGTCCAGATGATCAGTGACAACCGCATCTTGCGTCAGCAGCAGGAAGACTTCATCGATGCGCAGAAGGAACACTTGCGCCTCCTCTCTGAGGAACGAGATCGTCAGCGCTACCTAGGCCAGACGATGATGGCTCAGGGCACTGCTGCTATGGCAACTGGTGCTGCGCTGACCTACATGGGCGTTCGTGGTGTAGAAGCCTTCACCTCGAACATCCAGGTTGCGAAGGACTACCAGACGCAGGTAGCTCGCACTGCGACTCAGGTCGATAAGGCTGGAACGTCGATGAAGCAGATTAGCGACATCGGCAAGGAAGTCGCTAAGACTGTTCCTGTTGCGTTCGAAGAGATCCAGCCCGCTCTGTACGACATCTTCTCCTCGATCGATACAAGCACTAAGGGTGCAGAGGAGATTCTGAAGCAGTTCGCCAAGGACGCTGTTGGTGGCCAGGTCGACATAGCTACGGCTACCAAGGCCAACTTGGCGATCATGAATGCGTACAACCTCAAGGCGAAGGATTCTGCCGACGTCTCGGACTTCATGTTCCGTCTGGTGCAAAAGGGCGTCGGTACCTACGAGGACTTCGCTAAGGTCATTGGTCGTGTGATCCCATCGGCCGCTCGCGCTGGCCAGACGTACCAGACTGCCGGCGCGATGTTGGCGTTCATGACTCGAAACGGTCTGAGTGCCGCGATGGCTTCCTCGTCGGCAGCGAGGGCACTAGACGCCATCTCCAACCCGAAGACGGTTGCTAAGCTGGAAGAGATGGGCGTCACCGTCAAGGACATGCGCGGTGAGTTCCTCCCTCTGCCTGACATCCTTGACCAGATGGCGCAGAAGTTCGGCAATCTCACGAAGCCTGAATTGGCGTCGAAGTTGCAGGAACTCTTCAAGTCTTCCGGTGGCACAATTCAGGCTCGGCGCTTCTTCGACATGTACTTCAAGAATGCGAAGGAGTTCAACCAGCGCACTAAGGAGATGGGTGACACAGCTGGTCAGGCCGAGAAGGCTTTCAACCAGATGGCTGACTCTCCGCAAGCAAAGCTCCAGGAGCTGAAGAACAACTGGATGCTGTTGCGGATCGAGATTGGCGAGAACCTACTGCCAGTCGCACTCAAGCTCGTCGACTGGGCCAATAGCCTGATCGATGCGTTCAACGGCCTCGATCCTGGAACTAGGAAGGCAATCGAACTGACGGCTGCCTTCTCTACTGTGCTACTCACCTTGCTTGGTGTTCTGACTGTTGTCGGTGGTGCAGTCTGGGCGTTCAATGGCGCAATGACTGCTCTCGGCTTCAGTGCCGGTAAGGCAACTGGGAAGATCGCCGCCTTCTCTGCTGGTCTCGTTCTGATGGCCGATGGCTTCCGTCGAATGAGTTCAGCCGAGAGCGATAGCGAGCGTGACCTCGCAGGCTTCGAGCAGATCGCCGGTGGTGCGCTGTTGGGCTTCGCTGTAGGTGGACCGATCGGTTTGGCTCTTGGTGCTGGTGCTGGTGCCATTGCTGCTATCGGTTCCGAGATGAAGAACACTCAAGGCAAGGTTGAGTCTGCAATCGGTACCTGGCAAGCCTACGCTGACACGTTGAACGATGCAACTGCAGCGACAACCGAGCAGACCAAGGCGATGGTCTACGACAACCTTGTTAAGGCGAACGCGTTCAAGACGATGGAGCCGCTTGGTGTCAGCTACCGTACGATCACCAACGCTATCGCTGGACAGACCGGTGCGCAGAAGACCATGAATAAGGTGCTCGGTGAGGCGCAGACGGAGATTGAGCGTCTCCAGGCGAAGTCTGACTCCTACTACGGTCAGCCGATGATTCAGGCGTACTACCAGCAGAAGATCGGTCTTATTCGTGAAGCTGTTGCTGCGTACAAGAATGAAGGCGGTGCGATTCAGGAAGCGATTAGCAACGAGCAGAAGCGTATTGCTGTCCTGAAGGGAATCCCAAAGGAAGTCGTTACGCACTTTACTCAGGTCGGTCTGCCTAAGAACATGAAGGACCTAAAGGCTCTTCAGAAGGAGTACGATCTGAAGCCTAAGCAGGTCCGCACTGTCTTCCAGATGGCTAAGCTGGATGCCAGCAAGAAGGACCTAGACAAGTTCGTCAAGTCTCTCAAGGACACTAAGAAGAGTGCAGACGATGTCAGTAAGCAGAAGGTTAAGGTCCACTGGACTGATGACCTTCTGAGAGGCATCAAGCAGGGTGTCCAGAACAGTGTTAGTCAGCTGAAGGACCTGAAGGCAAAGCTGCGTGACAGCACGAAGGGTGCGAAGCCCAACCTCTCGTCCTTCCACTCTGGCATCAAGCAGGGTACTGCTCAGGCTGCTGGCGAGGCTTCTACAGGAGGACACAGCGTAGGTACTGCCCTGAAGAGTGGCGTGATGGGTGGCCTCGCTGGACTGATGTCTTCGCTATCTGGTGCAGTTGCTGCAGCTGTGCACGCCGCTATCGCCGCTGGTCGTGCTGCTGCGAAGGCGCACTCTCCTTCCCTGGAGATGATGGAGCTCGGTCAAGACATGGTTGATGGTCTTCTGATTCCGTTCGAGAAGACGAAGAACAAGGATCACGCTAGCAAGGCGTCTGCCAAACTCGTCAAGCACATCATGGCAGAGATCCAGAAGAACATCCTGCACGACATCGGTACCGAAGGATACAAGGTCTCTATCGGGAAGTTCCTTGATATTGCTCGGGAACAGATCGACAAGAAGCTGGACGACATCGCCAAGCACCTGAAGGGTAAGGCGAAGAAGGCGTTCGAGAAGTCGCGCGGCAAGAAGGTCAAGTCGTACCTTGCTGACGTTGCCGATGACATCAAGCACAATGTCAATCGTCTAGAGCACCTGAATGCACGTCTCAAGAAGGTTCGTAAGGATCTTGCGGACGCTCAGAATGCACTCGACGACATCAAGGGGAAGAAGACCAGCTTCGCTGGTGCGATCACCGACTATGGCAGCTTCGGCTCGTTCGGCCTCGAAGTCGTTACGGTAGACACGATCTCTGCCACGATGTCGCGTAGGCTTCAGGATATTCAGGCGTTCGGTGATAACTTGAATCAGCTCAAGGCGATGGGATTCAGTCAGCAGGTCATCGACATGATCCTTGCTATGCCTATTCAGGACGCGATGGCATACGCTGCAGCACTCGTCAAGGCGACACCTGGCCAAGTTGGAAGTATCAATCAGATGAATACACAGCTTGCTGGTGTTGGCGGACTCGCCGACCAGATCAGTAGTGCTATGTACGATGCAGGCATCACTGCTGCACAGTCTCTCGTCGATGGCCTTAAGTCCAAGGAAGAGGACTTGGAAGAGATCGCACGTAGGCTCGGACACAAGATCGCTAAGGCAATCAAGGACGAGCTGAAGATGAAGTCACCCTCGAAGGTGGCTTTGGCGATTGCACACAACTTCGGCAACTCTCTTGGAAAGGGTCTTTCTTCTCACGAGGGCGACCTCGATAACATCTCTCGTCGCCTTGCTGTAGCAATGCAACCTTCGCCGAGCAGTACTTATACCGCACGTCCAGCGAATAGGTCTTCTGACAGTGCACCAGCTGGCAACCAGACCATTCAGAAGATTGGTCCCTTCTACACCACCGATCCTAATCCACGTGCTTGGGCATCTAAGGTTGGTTGGCATCTTGCGACAAGGACAGGTCTGTGAGCACTCGCTTCTACTTCGCGCCAGCAGATGCGCCTTCTATCGCTCCTGCGATCTCGTCTGCCTGGGAGCAGTCAGGTCCTACAGGCGGCTATCAGAAGGGAACGTTGAAGCCTGCTCCTGAAGGTGCAGCTCTCATAGGCGGCTCAGGCGGTGTAGGAACCAAGAGTAGTGCTACAACTCCGTGGGACATGATCTCGGGGCAGTTCATCAGCCGTCCACTACCTACTGCTGGAACGCTCAGTGGTACCTTCGATCTTGTAGTTCAGGTACTTGAGAGCATTGCAGCCGCTGACATGATGTTGCAGTGCGTCATTCGCGTTGTTGATGGTCCTGGAACTACTGTACGAGGCACTGCTTATGCTGGTCAGACCAATACGACCGTCGTCACTACTGCTGGTGCACAGAACCAGGAGTTCTCGCTCAGCCCTGCGCAGGAGACTCGTTGGTGGTCAGCAATTGCGTTGTCGAACGTAAACTACTCGGCAGGCGATCGTATCGTTGTGGAGATTGGTG